TAATCTTAAATCATGAGTGATCTAGCACCACACGGCAAGACAGAATTGCCCCCCGTCCGATCTGTTCGATTGAGATATAAAATCTTGAGAGAAGTTGAAGCTGTTGAAATCACATTCGATGGCAGCATGGCAGATGCAGTGACAGTCTTCGGAGGGACACTAAATGAGGCGGTGAGGCTAGATAGAGATGGAGTGAATAGACTCCCTCATAATCTAGTACAGTGCTGCGTGACTAGCCAGCCGGAAGGGGAAGAAATAGGTGGCTATACTCCGGATGTGGTCTTACATGGATCATCAGGCGTGGATATTATAGAGATTGCCACTTTGAGAACCACCGACGAGAGGGAGGTGCAGCAAGTGGCGCAGGACAAAGCATGGAAATATCAGAGGTTGATTGAAATGGAGTTAGTGAATAAGGTGGAGGTGATTGCGGTTGGTTTGACCACTGTTCAATTGCTGGGTGAACCCATGCAACGAGGATTAGAAAGACTGGCTATACAGAGCGCATATAGATTAGGCCTAAAAATTAAATCTGAGTTTGAGGACATTTGGGGCTACTTCTTTGATTATGAGGAATCTGAGAAAGTTAAACAGCTTAAAGATGTTTTCCAAAAGATGATACCCAAGATCAAGAATGGGATGGACCCGAGATGTCTAACTATAGAGCGTGACTTGTACTCTCGTTTTAGGATGGGTACTGACACATATGAGAAGGAGGTGGAATCTTGGGAATCATTCGTGATGAGACACTCCAATGGTAATATTCAAAATGATAAGACCGTGGTCCACCTCCCCATGTTCATACCAGAAAAAGGGTCAGAGAGGATACCATTCTGTGAAACTGATGATGTTTATGAGTTCATCATAAATGAGGCTATGATGGTCGGCACATTCGAAAGCAGGAAATATGAAGACTTGGAGCTGATGTCATCACTTAATCAGGGCCAACCTAAGCGCAAGGAGCAGGATAGACTGGAGATGGATGAGATAAGAGTGAGGCTGAATGAGACTCAGAGGAGAGTCTTAGCAGCAAGAGGCGTGATGAAGAAAGAATTTCATAAGAAGGGAGATTCAGAGATCATGAGTATAGAGAGATCCTCTAAAATTGATTTAGATATTAGGACTGACTGCTCAGACATCGATCACTATTGTGACCACACTCCATTATTTGATGCGGATAATAGTCTGTATGAAGGCTTCGATGAATTGTTTAACTTCAGCAGGCTTGGGGATTTTGGAAAAGAGACCACTTCTCAATTACGACAATTGTTTAAAGATAGATTGCTGATGCAATTATATTTCCTAGAATTGACTATTAGAGAAGTTGCATATAATATGGATAGAAACCCCAAGGATCATGGCGATGACAGGCAGTTTATCGTGAAGAAAATAGGGGCGTTTAATGCTTATGTCATCATCCGCACGACCAGGATGTCAGGAGATGAAGGGGCTCCGACACACTTTTTTGTCTTGATGAAGGGATCTGCCTCGACTGGTAATATATATGAGAGATTTCATTTCATCAAAGATGGATGGTTTAGAACTGACTTCATATCTTTACATAAAAGAAAACTGGAACATCTACAAGGTGTGTTGTCCCAGGCTATTTCTCTATTCGGTCTACTCTTGGAGCAATTAGCAGGAGGTATAAGAGACCAAGAAATTGAAGTTGGATATGAATTGGTGAAAAGGCCATTCCGAATGATGATACTCATCTTACTAGAGGACAAAGACAACACCAGCCAAAATCTGCAACAACTTAGATATTATTACATGCAATTATTCTCAGGGATGCCGGAGAGCAAAAATCTGTCTAGGAAGATCATCAGCAAGTTGACTGATAATATCAGGACGAGATTGATGGCCTGCATCTATCAAAAGCTGATAGCAGCCCATGAGAGGATCCCTGATGACATACACAAGAGGGTTTTCAGACCGAAGAAACGGGATGAATCAGACTCTCAGGGATCACCATCATCTGTTGAAGAGATTGATTTCGAACTCGAGATATTGTCAGAGCCCATTGATACACCATTCGGTTTTAAGATTCTGGGCCCTGATGAGATGGTGTTAGCTAGTTATGTCTGTATGTTACACAATAAGAATGAGGGTAATTATGGTCACGGGTCAGTGAAGATGATGGAGAAAGTGTGCAAACGTCAATATCAGAGGGCAGACTTCTCTAATGAAGAGAATGATTATGAGAAACTGTCTATAAGTGGCGAAGTTGGGCCAGATGATTTGAAGGAGTTCCAGCATTCACGATCCGCGGTGTTCATGTCATGTGAGATAATGAAGGGCACACTTTGTAAAATTAGGGGTTGGGATCCAAACGAATGGGATCGAAATGCAGAGAGAGAGATATTGAGGTTCCTTCTCCAAACAAGACTAGAAGAGATGGCAACGACTAAGAGTAGCACAACTCCTTATGATTCCGGGCTCACAGTGTCCTTAGATGGGAAAGAGATGGAGGAGGTGGGTCTCAGGAGGAAATGCATAGAGCAAATGTTGAGATTGAGCAGTGATCTAGACAACTATGTGCTAGCCATGAACATCGACAAGATCATGAAGGGGATAGAAGAGGAAGAAGAGGATAGACTTCAAGTGACTCTATTCAAGAAGAACCAGATTGGTGGTGTGAGAGAGATATATGTTCTGACCATGAGGGGACGATTGATGATCAGAGTTTTTTCAGATATCTTTAGATGTCTATGTGACATGCACCCATCAGAAAAACTGACAGATGATAAATCTAAGGATCAGTTTGTCTCAGAGCATTTCTCGAAGGTGAAATCAATGGACACTGAGGGGAACATGACAGCTAAGATTTCTGGAGATATGACCAACTGGGCTCAATTATTCTCATTGTATGAGTTTTTTGATATGTGTAAGTTCATACTCCCTAAGCTATTCATCCCATTTTGTTATAATGTTTTAGGATGTCATAGACGAAAGTCTTTACAGCTGCCGAGATCTCTTCTCGAAATGTTCATGGTCAATAAACTGTCTGAGCTGTCGACGCCTTCAGTGAATAGATTGAAGCAGGGTTTCCTAAATGGGAATGATCCACTGATAAAGAAAGGTGGGTCATGTATGTTTTCGAAGACAGACATGATGCAGGGTATTCTTCATTATCCATCAAGCTTTTATCACTTATGCCATATGGAGTATCTCAAATCTGTGACCAATGAGATGTTTTCCAGTGATAAAGTGAAGGTGGTTTGTAGCTTCGAAGTGTCTTCTGATGATGAGGGCCTCCTGACTAGTTTTTGTGGAAGTAAGGAGGACACGCAAAAGTCTGCATGGCATTACTATAAGGTGTGGCCCAAGCTGAAGCACAGTGTGGACAAGCTTTTCGGAGTGAGAACTAGTTTTGAGAAGAGCACATTCTCTCTGACAGAATTGTTTGAATTCAATTCCAAGTTCTACCTTGGAAATTGCGTCTTTAGTGCTTTGATCAAATTTGTAGCTAGAGCTTGTGATGATAATCCTCAAGAAAGCCTTGGCCGTCGGGTGTCAGCCTTATATTCTCAATTACGTCAGTTGAGAGAGAATGGTGGCTCGGGCGACCTGTGCTCATGGGTTTCTCATGCTCAAGCAATTTCATATTATATGAACTTAGGAGTGAACACTATGTCTTGGATGGAGTTAGATGTTCTAAAAGATCTCATGAAGGAGAAAATCACAGCTTTGGGCTTCTATGCAGTGATGCCAGCATTATGTGCAGGGTTGGTTGATGGCACATATGTTAATTGGGTGGCAGCAGATGATAGAAATGCTAGGTTGTTGCTTCATAAACTTGCAGGATTTGGTGTGCCGAATGATGAGGATGATCTTCAGAGCGCCATGTACTCAATGTTTCCCACCAGGAAATATCACGCGATGAAAGAAAGGCTAGGTCTGTCAGGTGTGAATAGATCCACATTTGTCTCCCCTGAAAATCTACAATCATTATTAATTGGGAGTAGGTCGAAAGAAGAGTCAATACACAAGATGAAATACTCAGCGTTGGACCCCACCATAGCTGCATCCATGACATGGTTGAGTCGGACTGATTCCATGAGGACCACCCCTTACCTGATGTACTCTGCTATGTTTAGAGATCCCAAAACAAACTACAAGCGAACAATACGACAGCTGAAAGAGGATTGTCTGATTCGAGAAATGGATGACATACCCAAAACAACTTTGTTTCCAATGTGGAGGCAGTTCAATATCATTGATGCCTCTATGAGCAAGGACATGGTATCAGTGAGATTGGGAAGGAAGAAGAGATTGCGATACCAGTGGGTGGCGCCATATTACACTGTGGGGGATCAGATAAAAGAGTTCAAATCCTTGCTCTGTGAGAGGTGGTATGGGATCATACAACGCCATTTGAGCAGAGAACAAGTGGCTATAATGTGGGCTCAACTGTGTGAGGATATCCCATTTTTGAGATCCTCTCCTGAAGCCACACTAGAGGCGTCTCCTTATGACTATTACTCTCAATTGTTAGGTTTCATTGAGTCTACATCAGGGTCAATGAAGATTGTCAAACTGTTGGCTAGAGGATCCACTGACTTAAATCTGCAAAGTATGGATGTTTTATTTAGATTTAATATTTCTCCTTATCATCACTTTTCTTCTAAATATGATGAGTCAAAGCTATCTCTTGGGGAGAAAGATATGCTACCCATCATGACTGATGTACCTGCTCCTGTCATGTCACCAAGGTTACTCGATCAAGCATCACGACTTGAAGATCGAGTGAAAGGCTGGAATGAGATCTTATATCAGGCTGCTGAAGGGCAGAGGAAACCATTATATGATTTATTTCTGATGGATATTAAAACACTAGTGAAGGATCTACCCAAACCTGATGTGGAGCAATCAAGTACTGGATCCAGCAGACTTGATTCATTCTTATTGAGAGCTCGTCTTATGTGTGGCGAGATCGATTTAATTGACTTCACCAAGAGAGCAGAATCATTCACTATTTGGGAGGTACCGGATGTCTTCATTAGAGGGCAAGGTTATGATGAGAGTGGAGTGGTGATTCGCAAGCGTCATGGGACAATTGCAAGAATGGTTTCCACTGAGACAGGAGGAGTGATAACCACAACAGGGGAAGAATTTCATGCTAGAGAGATGTTTAGAAATAGGGCGATCACAAACATCAAATACGGAGTTGTGCCGATATATAAGTTGAAGTGTGTTGGATTGGTCTATGTCAAAGGGAGTCGAATGATGCACCTCTATAGTAAGGAGATGAAGGTCAGTTGGTACATGAGTCCGCCTGATGCAAGAGCGTCATCATATCATATGAAGAAGTCGCCGGCTATGAGTGATGAGGCAGATCTGCTCGAGTGCTGGGTGTCTAGATCAGCACCCACTGAGACAGCTTATTATGAGTTGATCATGAGGCATGATGATCAGACAGCCAAAGGGGAGGTAGCGAGATCTGTAGCTAAATATTGTAAGAGGATATCTAAAATGTCACCAACATACAGGGTCGCAGAGAGAATAGAATTAGCTGAATCGCGTGTGACTGAGGATGATGATCCCAATGAGCTAATTAGGAGTCTTGGAGTGAATCTGATGGAGTTGGGCTTAGATGAGAGTCCAGAATATCTGGATATGGGGGATTATTTCCACTCCACAGATGTGCATGATATGTTGGCGGGAGTGCAAGGTCTGGAGGCATTTGCAACTGAGTTTCAGTACACATCGTGGGAGCTGAATCCATGCTTGAGAGATTTGACTAGCTGGTTGGCGAGTATCAAGAAGACACCAAGATCATTGCAGACTGAACCGGTCAAGAGATTTATTGTGTGGTTTGACTCTCTTAGATAAGTAGATGATAGTTCATTATTAA